CCCGTGCGAACATCCTTCCATTCTTCTTTGAACCACCGCTTGAGAGCCGCTCCCTTTTTAGTCTTTCGTACTGCCATATCTCATCCATACTTACTGAATAACTGCAAACAAATAAACAAACAAACCAAGAGAGATAACTATAATAGTAGCAACAAGAACAATTTGCTTCATCATTTCTTCAAATTCTCTGGACGCTTGTAGCTTTCGCCTACGCTCTGCCGCCGCAGCCTCTTTTGCTTCTTGTATCCTTTTTTGTCTTTCTTCTAGAATATTCTTCCATGTATTCGGTCCAAAACGCATATTCACCATAGTAGCTACTTCTTGTAGCTTTTCGGCTGCTATTTTGGCATCAATAACTTCACGAGCAACGGACTCCACACCAAACTGATCTTTTATACCAACGCCAGACTTTTTGTTTCTAGCTTCGTTTACCTGCTTTTGACCTGTAAACAAAGCATCTATCTGACCCGCGATGTCTCCTATATCATTAGCTGTGCCAATGGCACTTTTAATACCGTCAACGGCGCTCTTAACTAAAGCTATTCCAGCCAAGGCCGTTGATATTGGTTCCATAACTATCTCTCTGATTAATCACGGTCGTAGAATTACAGGGCCGCTATCAATATATCTTGGTTGTTCGGTATTTAAATGTTCCCCCTTTTGCTTTTTTCTTGCTGTTTCCCCAGTTTGCTGCGCCAACTTTTCGGCACTTGGCGATTGCCCCGCTTGCATACGCTGACGGGAAGACTTTATAACGGCGCTTAACCTTGCTGTAACATGCATCTTTAGCCATTCCTTTTTTTCCTTCTCGCACGTTTAGTTACTTTTCTTCTGTCGCTTAAAACAGCGCCGCACCCCCTAGCAACTCTGGAATTACTGGATGGTCTTTTTCGTCTTTGCGGTGGCTTTGTTATTTGCTTTGCCATTGATCCACGCGAGATTGCCATTTTTCTTCTCCAAGAAATCATCCCACAAAACGCTTAACATTTTGTGGTTTTCCGTAACCTTCATGTTAACCACTGCGACTTCGGTTTTTAAGTCTGTGACAGACATGCCAATCCACCCACAGAAACCCAACAGGGCTACAATAAATATCTTATTGTCCATTAGCACTTCCATCTCCGCCGTGCAGCGCAGATACGTTTCTTAGGCGTTTTGCTGCAATTGATGTTATGCATCTTCATCTGTCCCTTTGAACGGCTACAGTAAGAAGAACGACGTTTAGCAGCTTCTGACCCCTTCTTTACTTTACCAGTAACAGCGGTCTTTAACTTTGACCCGGGGTTGGCGCGGCGGTACGCCGCCACACCAGCCTTGGTCATTCCCGCTCCAGACTTCGTAGAGCGGAAATTTTTCTTGTTACGATTTGGCATTTTGGCTGGTTTTCTAGCCATTAGCCAAAGAATCCAGTAAGCGAATCTACATTGGTAAGTGTCACATGACACTCATCGTCGAAGATCATACCGTGGTCAGGTATGGTGATCTGATTGTCGTCGGATGTGTGGAACACCATCGACAATAGAGTTGCACCGGCACTGCCATTTTTAAACACCACCGCAGGTGAACCGCTAGAAGCTGTCTTTACATAGAAAGCTTTTAAACGAGTTCTACCACCCAGTACTGTTCCGGTAGCTGTAACTGTTTTTGCTGTGATAGAAGCAGCCATTCCGCCCTCCTATTAAGCAAGGTTGTTATTCTGCTGATACAAGATTGTAACACGAACAAGACCTGCATTTGTCGCGGCAGAAGCTGTCACAGTCAAACGAATATCAGCTACGCCTGTATCCTGCCAAGCTAATGCAGCACCGGCTTGAGTTGTTGGATACTTGCGACCGGCGCTTGTCCCAATTGCGAATGTATTAAGGATTGTAGCCGCACCGCCAACAGTGTCGCCAACACTAAGGTTAGTTGCACCACTCGCTGCGGTGATAACGTCAATCACACAATCAACAATCTGAGAGTTTGCAGGGATAACAACATCAGTGACTTGAGCAGCTAGAGCGCCACCCGATAAGTCTGCTGAAAATGTCTGAGCCATAACAACTTGACCGACGTTAGCAATGTTTGAGCCGAGAGTCGTGCCTGTTGTGTTCTTGATAGTTCCGGCCTTAATAGGACCAGAGAAAGTAGTGGTAGCCATTTAAGTCTCCTGTCGTGGCTAGTGTCAACCGCCCAATGCAGTTGTCAGGAATGCATCATTGTACAACAAAAAAGGGCAGCATGGAAGCTGCCCTTTAATATCATTTTGCCTACACTTATGCGCCCGGTGAACCGAACACTGCGCGAGGATCTGAGAAGCCGAAGCTGTAACGCTCACGAGCTTTGTACCGCATGTTGCCAGTGTCGAAGTCTGGGTCCATTGCAGTTGACAGAGCCATACGCTCAAAGTGCTTGAAGCCGTTTGGCGCATCAGTCTTAATGAAGAATGCGTCCGTATCAGTTAGGAAGTCGTTGACTACATAACCGTCTGGAAGCATGCCCATTGAGCGCAATGCGTTTGTGTCGTTGTCTGCTGTACCTACCCGAAGGTTTGATACCATAAGACGCTCGGCAACAAACTGAAGCTGGCGAGGAACGATAAGCTTCATGCCTTTAAGGGCAATAATCAAACCGCGCTCGTCAGTGAAACCAGCGATGGTGATAAGAGAGTCTTCAAGAGAAGTCTCATTCAGATCAGCAGCAGTTGCTGGCTCATTGGCGAATGTGCCACCATTTGTAAGCGGGTGGTTAGTGGCGCAGAGAGCAACACCGTCACCACCAGCAAATGCGCCAGCGGAGAAAGCGTTGTTAAGAACTGCGGCAGCTTTAACCTGCTTTGTGTGCGCCATTGAACGAGCAAGGGCACGAGTGTACCGAGAAGCAAGACGATCGTAAAGATTGTCCTCAACTGCTTCTTCAGTGATTGAGAAGGCCATTGCCACTGTCTCGTGGTTGTAACGAGCAGTGTAAGCTTCGTTGGCATCGTCAAAAGTGACACCTGTGCCTTCACCCTTAACAGGTGCTGCACCGAAACCTGACAGCATAACCTCTTCCTCGAATGCCCGGTCTGATGACTCGGTATCAAAGATTTCAGCATGCTGACCTTCGTATCGGGTGTATTCCATTCCAAAGAGAGCGTTTAGACCGGGCTCTAGTTCTTTGGCAAGTTGTGCGCGAGAAATAGCCATTATCTAACTCCCTATGAAATTGCCGCTTCAGAATCGGCCTGAAGCAATGCATGGTTGTTGATCATCACAATCATAGGAATACCTGCGGCTGCAAAGTCCTCGTTGTCTACATCATCTAAGATACCTACAATCTTCAATGGAAGAGATAGGTTAGATGAATCGAGAGTTGCTACATCCATTTTTGCAGATGAGATTCCTGTGGTTGTACTTCCGCTTGCGCCGCTATCTAACATTGTGTTTTCAAAGATAGCTGCTTTCGCAGTTGCTTCATCTGTAATTGTCGCATCTGTAGCGATAATGAAGCGCTGAAGTGGGTTATCATACACAAATCCTGTGATCGGGAAATTTGTGTCTGCACTTCCTGAACCGGCCCATGTGTTCGAGAACACTTTCTTTCCGGTAGTGGCTGAAACATACTCACATCCTTGGAACACGCCAACATACGCCACGGTATCTCCTGTAGCAGAGCCAACAACGATTGAACCACCGTTGTCACACTTTACTGGAGTACCTTGGAATATTGCTGCTGCGGAACTGCCGATGGGGTATGCATTTACACCACTTGTAGCTGGGGCGCTACCAGCAGTGTTAATCGGCTTGAGGCCGAAGGCAACATTAGTGTTTGCCATTGCTTACTCCTTGTTTTGTAGGAGGTCAGCCATCTGACTTACCTCCGAATGATACACGGCTTTTCCTATCCGAATGGATAGGCATTGAGGGATGTTGTTCCCTCATCAGGCTTTGGTCCACGGCTTCCATTTGTTGACGGGTCTGCTCCCGATAGTATTCAGTTCGCTCTTCTACCGTTTCCTCTGGGATACGAGCAAGCATTAAACCACCTACTCCTATTACACCTGCATGCTGACCATCATCGATAGTTGGATACTTACCAGCCATCTCAGGATATTCGTCAGCCCGTACAGGCTCCCAACCTTCCCGAAGCTTGGCGTTTACATTCATCTTGTCATCCTCACCACGAAGTGATGTACGAATCCAACGATGTTGGTAACCGTCCGGTGCTTCCGGGGCCTCCAATTTAGAAGGAGGTGCCCAAGGCTTGCGCCGCTGGGTCTTAGCGCGAGTTGTCGCTTCGCGTGGCGTTCTTGTAGAATCAGTCATCTCTTACTCCTTAACATACTTAGCATATTCTTCAAGCGGAACATTTAACCTTTTCGCTATTGCGATCTGCGAAGGAGTCAATTTGACTGTTCTGCGCCCCTTTCCTGACGGTGCTTTAGAAGCACTGGACTCCGCAGAAGCGACTCGGGGTCCAGAATCACCGCGCTTTGTTTCCTTAAATTTTTGTGGAAACTCTGCACGAATCCTCTTGTCAAGTTCATTATAGTACTCATCGGACGCTGGGTCAAATCCTTCGTCCTCGATTAACTGTCTGTGTACGCCAAAAGCTGCGTATGTCATGGGTTGATCGGTGCCAAACCATTCATTACTAGAAGCCCAAGCCTCCGCTTTTGGGTCAGGTGGAGCAGGTTGTTGCGCCGCTTGTTGTTGCGGAGCCGGAGCATTATTTGCTTCTTCTTTGGCAACACTGGCTCTTTCTTGCCTTTTTCGAGCTTGATCCAACTGCGCTTCGTCTAGAGCTAAACGGCTTATGTTCTTTTGAGCCTCGAACATGCCGTCAGCATCGCCTTCTTCGTAAGCTTTTTGGTACGCTTGTTTAGCAGCCTCCGCCTGTGATTTAATTCTAGTGTCAAATTCACCGACGTAAGATTGATCCAAAGACTCCAAACGGTTTTTTAGCTCGTCGTTCTGTTTCTTTACTTCTGCTGCAAAGTCAACAGCGGCTTTCTTTTGAGCTTCCTCCTCACGATACCTGTGCGTTAATTTATTAATTCTAGTCTGCACAGATTTAGAATACTGCTCAAGCTCCTCTTCTTTTGACTCGGATTCTTCCTCTTTTTGTTCCTCTTCAATAACCTCGAGCTCCGCAGAAGTATCATCCTCTGCCTCTATAACTTCGATTTCTTTTTCTTCAGTTTCTGCTTGAGCTTCCTTCTGAGCTTCCTCAGCGGCCTGAGCTTCTTTTTGCTCAGTTTCAGCCTGAGCTTCCTTTTGAGTTTGTTCGGCAGCTACTTCTTTTTGTTCTTGTTCAGCCTGTTGTTCCTTTTCTACTTCCTCAGCGTCCTTAGCTTCTTCTTCAGCTTCTTTATTATCTTGTTCAGCTTGACGGTCTTTCTCAGCTTGTTCTGCAGCTGCAGCTTCTTTTTCCTCAGTTTCTGCCTGAGCTTCCTTATCTGCTCTTTCAGCAGCCTGAGCTTCCTTTTCTTCAGTCTCTGCAGCTGCTTCTTTTTGTGCGTTTTCTGCAGCAGCTTCTTCTTTCTCAGTGGTTTCCGCAGCAGCGTCCTTTTGTGCTTGTTCAGCAGCAGCTTCTTCTTTTTGCTGAGTTTCTGCCTGAGCGTCCTTCTCAGATTGTTCTGCAGCAACTTCTTTGTCTGATTGTTCCGCTTCTTTGTCTGCTCTTTCAGCAGCTTCAGCTTCCTTCTCTGCTTGTTCTGCTTCAGCATCTTTTTCTGCTTGCTCAGCTTCAGCATCTTTTTCTGCTTCTTCAGCCGCACCGCCGCCACCACCAGCTTCTTCCTGCATTTCTTCGTAGATTTCTTGGTAATCAACTATTCCAACCTGTACGTCACCAAGAACATCACTTATGTTTGCTTCCTGCCAAGCAATTTCATTTATTCTGTCGATAGCAGTAATAATTGAACGAGGGTCTAAACCTAGTGACTCTGCTGTTTCAATTAGATCACTAATACTGTCAACACCACCAGCAACACCATCACTAACTAAATTAATAATTAGAGAGTTAGACGAGTCATAAATATCAAAACCTAGCTCTTCTACAATGTCGTAAACAGGGCCAAAAACTTGTGAACCAATATCTATAAGAGTGGAGTAGCCTGCTTCTATACCACTACCAACAGCTTCTCCAATATTATTAATGATGTCCATAAAGGACGTAGTTTCGTTAGGACCGTAATCTTCTAGGAAATCAAAGATGTCCTCTACAATACCTTTAGCACCTGCTATGTTACCAAACTGACCACTAAAGTAACTTCTAGCCGCATTAAGTATTACGTCTTCAATTTCAAAGTCACCAGTAATAACACCTGTTCCTGCTGCACTACCTATTGCAGAACTTAAGGAACCTGCTACTGCTTGAGAAAGACCTGCTGCTTGTAACGTAGGAGCAAGAAAAGGAGCTAACGCCTGGCCTGCACCATAAGTAATAGCAGCCATGACAACGCCTTTGAAGGCCGTTCTAAAGTTAGACTCTTCTCTTAGCTTGTATTCAAAACCACCAAAGTCGCCTAAGTTGCCTTGGTTACGTTCATCGACGTTGAATTCCCAATCAGCTGTGTCAAGACCAAGTGCGTCTAAAACGCCAACGTAAGCGTCGTTAAAGTAGCCTAAGTTTCTTATTTGAATACTTCGTTTGTCGTTAGGGTTTTGCCTAAATAAAGAATCGCCCCAATCAGAAACATTGTTTACCATGTGGTTGGCAACAAGGTCTTCAAAAGCGTTTAACGGGTTAGCAGAGCTTGGGCGTCTTCCGTAAAACGTCTTTTGTTCAAACCCAGCATCAAGAAGTTGCTCGTATGCTTGATTAGCAACTTCTATGTATTCAACAAATGTTGGACTGTTTTCAACAAGATATTGATTTAAACCAGAA